TAATCTCCTGCTTCTGTAAAAGTAACAGGGAACTGCTCTCCACTCATAAATGCTAAGTCAGGATGAGATAATTCTTCATGTCCTGCAAATATTACATTGTGAGGAGGTAACTCACCATTAGTAAAAGTAACTGTCTCACCAGCATTAATTGTAACCTCATTAGGTTCGAAGACTAAGTTGCCTCCTGAACCCATTTGTATATCAGCAGCATATGCTTGTGCTGCTAATGTAAATGAAAGAAATAATGATGTAACCATTATTGTAAGTCTACTCATCCACCACATAATTTCATGTTTTAAATCTTTGTTATTCATATTTAGTGTCCCATTGGGATACCTGCAGCCATAAGACGAGAGATGTTATCAACCTCTTCGTTGTTGCAGTAATCAACAAAATGAGGATGTGCTTGTAGAAAAGGCACATCCTCTTTTGAGTGTTCTATTGCTTCGTATGCACTCATAGCATACTCACATATCTCATAATGTTGAAGTTGAGTGTCGTGATAACCGACAGTGTAATGTCTTTGTTGAGTCAGGGGCATGATAGTTTCAATCCCATACTGCAAATATTTATAGCATAGTATAGTAATTTTTGCCTAGTTTAGTGTGGACTCACACACACTGTTAAGGTATCAAATTCTATTCTCTGAACCACCTAAACGTTCATCAAAATCATGAATATTTTCCGACCCACCAATAGAGAAAGGATTATACTTAGAAGTAGCAATCTCATACATCTTATGATGTAGTGTTTCTTCTTTCTTAGGTTTAGATTCGGGTTCTGGATTTTTCACTGAAGTTGGTACCTCCAATAGTTCTGCAGGTGGATCTTTTTTTTCTACTTGAGCTTTCATATATGCATAATCCGCATCAGATGACCCATACATGTCAAACCTATCATTGGTGGCAAGTGGCATGGAATCATGTGGATGTGGTTTTGGATCGAACCAATCATTGGGATCTACTCCCATATCATTAATCATAATAAAATTGCACCAATAATAAATCCTTTTACAAATGAAATACAGACTACTTGATAATCAGTAAGTCCAAATTTAGTTTGACACTTTTTAATAAGTGCCTTGTCCCATTCAACTACTTTGTCAAATGCTTTTTGTGCTTTGTCTGGTAATCCCATTAGACGTTCTCCGTTGGTTCTTGAGGTGGTTGTGCAGCAGCAGTTAAATTAAGAGGTGCTTGCTCAATTCTAATTGTTTGAGTAGGACCAGTCTGAGATGCCTTCTCAATTAACTTCTCCATATCTTTTGCAGTAACTGGAGGAGTAGACGAGTTACCACTACCATTACTCTTATTCTTCGCTGTTTGAACCCCGAAGGTTGCTAATACTCCTGTGAACACCGAAGCTATAAAAGTTGGATCTATATTCTTCTGTGGGAAGTTTGGAATAGCCACATAATTTAAAGTCAAAATTCCCCCAGACCAAACCAAAATACCAAGGCGAACAAATGTACTAATGATTGCCATTTGTTCGTCGTGATCAGGAACAATAGCATCAGCCATTTTTCCTAACATACCTTTGGGTTTTTCTTCCTTAACCTCTTCCTTTACTTCATCTTCAGAAGATTCTGAAGGTGAATCTATTTGTTCTTCTTTTACTTCTTCAGACATAAGAATAGTAGTATCTATTCTTATATAGTCTTAAAAGGCACCAGGAGTAGGTAATGAAGCTTGTGGGACTGCATCTGGATTAGTCTGTGGTGAAAGATCACTAGATCCTAAAGGAAGATTACCACCACCTAAACCCCCAAGAGATCCAGTAACTGCTTCCATAACCTGAGATTTAACGCCATCAATGATGGATGCCCTATTGAGATATACGTATACCCCACTACCAACAACGGCACCAGATACAGCGAAAGACGCAAGAGCAAGTACATTAACTATTTTTTGCATTTTTTTTAATCGAGTAATTTATTTAGCAAAACTATTATAATATGCCTTACAATAATTGACAAGCCCATTAGTAGTTACTTGCTTTTCACACCAATCATCCGCACAAGCATATATCACTTTATTGTTATCAAAATTTTTCATTAAGATTGCCAATACTTGTTGCCTGAACTTTAGTTTTTCATCAGAATACTTATCTTCAGTCATACTTACTTCCCTCACCAATATATTCTAATGAGATTACTTCCTGATCATCAATTTCTGGATTTACCCATTCATAAAATTCCTGTGCTATAGCATTAGAATCTTCAAATAAATCAATATCATGATCATGAATTGATCTACTAGATAAAACTTCTATTCTATCAAGTGCCCAATCATGCGTGTGTCTAAGTGTTTTCTGCAAAGTTTCCATAGTCCTTTCGCATGTACCTTCCGAGAATGTTGCTATTATAGTATGCTGGTGTCCCATCGTCAAGAGATTCCATTAATACATTATTTACAAACAATTGTTTAGTCTCTTCATAATTTACTTTACCAAGAGTTTTATGAAGACTAATTATTTCTCTTCTGAAAATTGAGCGTCCAAACTTTTTAACGTCGTCTTTAAGTTCTTTAGAACTTCCATAGTAGCGTTTCCAGTCACTCTCAGACGTAACCTTTCGTTTCCCACCTCTAGGCTTTCTACGACAGGTAAAGTATTTTCTACCGATGTACTTTTTCCCAGTTTGGAGATTTGTAATGCAGTAGACGTAACCGAAGAAGTCGCCAATATCATCAGAAGTGAAAGTTGTACCTTTGTAGTACCAGGGATTTTCATAATCTCCCTCACCATTCGATTCCATTTCATAATTTTTATATCATTCCTCCTATTTATCCACCAGCATAATCATCCCAATTTTCACATGGTTCTTCTTTATATGCTTGTATACAATCTTCCAAACTATAATTTAAATCCTGTGAAGGAGTCTTTGGTAACGTCTTGTTTGATTCCTCCGACAATATAGGATTCGACTTCTGTTTCTTGTGGTGCAACTTGAAGTCCTTTTGAGGAAATCCAATGTTCTGTCCAAGGTAATGGATTATTCTTTGCAGGAATGTCATAGATTGGTTTAACTCCTATTGATTTCATTCGACGATTGGCAATCCACTCAACATACTGATGAAGTAATTTATCATTAAGACCTATCATAGAACCATCTTTGAAAAGATATTTTGCCCATGACTTTTCTTCATTTACACATTTTTTAAATGCTTCAATCAACCATGGTTCCTCTTCATTAACTATATCAATCATTTCTGGATCATCACCTTTTCTCCAGTTGTTTAATATATTCTGAGTTATTGCAAGGTGTTGGTTCTCGTCTCGTGCAATAAGGGATATAATCTTAGCTGACCCCTCCATAAGCTTGAGTTCACCAAATGCAAAACTGCAAGCAAAACTAACGTAAAAACGTATGCCTTCGAGTATATTGACATTTGCTACTGCCCTGTATAAGTGTTTTTTAAGATCTTTACGTGTCCATTCTGAATTAGGATGATTCCTCATATCATCTTTCCAAGCACTACTTTGACCATATTCATGTGCATAATTAATAAACTTATCATATGCTTCAGTAACACTTGCAGCACGTTCTAATATACGTTCATCTCTAAGAATAGTATCAAATACCTCAGAAGGATCTGAATATACATTCTTCATAATATATGTGTATGAACGTGAATGAATCATTTCCATTAATTGCCATATATTCATACATGCTTCCAATTCTGGAAGAGAACAATATGGAGCAAATGCCATACCAGGAGCACGACCTTGTACAGAATCAAGCATCGTTTGATACTTTAAATTAGAAGTAAAGATATGCTTTTGTTCTGGTCGCAAATCTTGATAATCACCACGATCTTTTTGAAGGGATACCTCCTCTGGTCTCCAAAAATATCCTAATTGAGATTTAGTTAAATTTTCAAATGCAGGATACTTATAAGAATCATAACGCTGAACTCCTAAAGGTTGACCAAAAAACATTGGTTGTTTCTTAATATCAACTTCCTGAGTATTAAAAACAGTCATAGAATCAATAGAAGTCACTTTTTTCACTCTTTTCAAATTGAACAACTTTCACAAATTTCTTCTTCAGAAGACATAATATCATCAACTAAAGATTGAAGTTGAGTATGTCCTTGAATGCCAACTTCCTCAACATTATCATGCCACCCAATTGGATGTGCTGGTTCTACTTCATCAGTCTTAACATCATAAGTATTTTGATAATAAGAAGTTTTCCAACCGTACTTATATGTAGTTAAAAGATCCTGTGCCATTACACTAACAGGAACCTCAGAATTTTCGTAATGCTCTGGGTTATAACTCCAGTTTCCACTAATCGCTTGGTCAAAGAATTTCTGCATAACTGCAACCACATTAATATAACCAGTATTGCTAGGCATATCCCACAATAACGTATAATCATTTTTAAGACTTCCATATGATGGAACTATTTGTTTAAGTGGCCCTTTCTTAGATTTCTTAACGGACAAATACCCTCTAGGAGGTTCGATTCCATTGGTTGCATTTGACACAACGGAACTGCTCTCCGATGGCATCTGTGCCGACAGTGTTGAGTTCCTGATTCCATGTTCCAATAGTTCTTCCCGTAAAGCTCCCCAATCAAATGATAGGTCATTTGGAACTAACTCATCTACATCCTTCTTATATGTATCGATAGGAAGGATTCCCTGAGCATATTTGGTTCTATCAGAATATGTACAAGCACCCTTTTCTTTTGCAAGATTAACTGATGCTTTAATAAGATTGTACTGAAATGCTTCAGTTAATTCATGTACTAATTTCCATGCCTTCGGATCATCGTATTTAACACTGTTCTTAGCAAGATAATGTGCTAAACCAATATAACCTACCCCAAGAGATCTACGTGCCTTTGTAGCGATTTCTGCTGCCTTTACAGGGTATCCCTGAAAATCAATGAGTTCATCAAGACTTCTAACACTAAGATCACATAATTCTTCTAAGTCACTTATATTCCTAATCTTACCAATATTAACAGCAGAGAGAATACATAATGCAATCTCACCTTCTGGATCATCAATATGCTGAACAGGTTTAGTCGGTAATGTTATCTCTTGACATAAATTACTCATTTCAACTTTATCTTGAAAAGATGAATGAGAATTACAATGATCTATATTCATAATATAGACCCTACCAGTTTCTGCTCTTTCTTTTAGAAGTTCAAGAATTAATTCCTGACCACCAATTGTAGTTCTAGGAATTGATTTATCATTCTCATATTTTACATATAGTTCGTCAAAAGCATCTGTACCAAAACTATCATAAAGCCCTGGCACATCATGAGGAGAAAAAAGCGAGACCTCCTCATTACTAATAAACCTCTCATAAAATAATTTACTTAACTGGATGCTGTAGTCGAGTTTTCTGACTCTGTTGTCTTCTGTTCCTTTGTTATTTTTGAGGACGAGGATGTCTCTGA